GCACGCCCGTCGACGCGCAGATTCCTGTCGGCGTCGATTACTCGGGCTTCAAGGACCCGGTCGCGGTGAACGCCGCCAACACGCCGGTGGCGATGCTGCACGGCGTGAGCGGCAAGGTGGAAAGCATCAGCATCGACATGGCCAACACGCTGGTGTATCGCAACGTGATCGGCGGCGACAGCGTCAAGATCACCGACCGCCAGCCGACCGGCTCCTATGCGATGGAACTGGAAAGCGTCGCAACAAAGGACTGGTACACCACGATCCGCGACGGCGTGCTTGGTCCGCTGTCGGTCGTGCATGGCAAGGTCGCCGGCAACATCGTTGAAATCGCCGCGCCCAAGGTGCAACTGCTGGACCCGTCCTTCAGCGAATCGGACGGCCTGGCCGTCATCAGCCCCAAGCTCGACATCCAGCCCGCTGTCGGCAACGACGAGGTCGTGCTGACCTTCCGCTAGCAACCAATCCGACGCCGCACCTGGCGTCACCTACACATCCCAAAGCCCGCATCTGCGGGCTTTTTCTATTTGAAAGAAGAAAAAACCATGGCATTCAAACTGGCAATCGCAAAAACCTACAAATGCAAAATCATCGTGGAAATCCTCAACGCCCACGGCAAATACGACAAATCGGATTTTATGGCCGAGTTCACCCACGTGAGCATGGATGAGCTCGACGAGCTGCGCAAGCTGCCGCAAATCGAGGTGCTGCAAAAAGTGCTGGTCGGCTGGACCGGCCTCTTGGACGAGAACAACGGCGAAGTCTATTTCAACGAAACGAACATCGCCATGCTGCTGGCGATTCCGCAGGCGTTCGCGGCCCTGACGGAAGCGTTCTGGGCGTCGATCTTCAAGGCCAAGGAAAAAAACTAAAAGCGGCGGCGCGCTATTGGGCAGGCGACAGGCCGGCGGCCACCGCCATCGATGACGACGTCGTCGGCCAGCTGGAGCGCCTGGGCGCACCGCCCGAGGTGATTCAAGCGGCGCGCGACAAATCCAAGCCCGCCGACCGGGACTTTTACGTGTGGGAAGAGAACTGGCCGACGGTGTCGCTGTTCCTAGATCTGTCGACGCAGTGGGTCGTGCAACTCGGCATGGCCGGCCTCGTCTACGTGGGCCTGAACTATGTCGCCGTCAAATCGACGCTCGAGCTGGAGCTGATCCCGCAGGCGCAATGGCCCGAGCTGTTTCACAGCCTGAAGGTTATGGAGCGCGCTGCGCTGCCGCTGCTCAATCAACGCGATTAACGCAAGCGTGATCCGCATCACCGCGCGTCACCCCGCATCACCCGCAACGACCCGCCCGCCCTGGCTTGTCTTGGCGGGCTTTTTACTTTGGAGCTGTATGTCCGCATTAGGTTCATTGGTAGTCAAGTTGGCCTTGGACTACGCGCAGTATACGCGCGGGCTGTCCCAGTCCGATCAGGATGCGCTGCGTTTCGCCCAAAACGTGCAGCGTAACTTCGACCGCGCCGGGGCGGCGAGCAGGGAGTTTCTGTCGGGCATGGCGAAGACCGCCATCGGCGCGGTCGCGGCGTTCGCCAGCGTCAACGCCGTCATCGAGCAGATGGGGCGCTCCATCGATAGCCTGGCCGCGCTCGACGACCTGACGCAAAAAACGGGATCGTCGGTGGAGAATCTGTCGCGCCTGCAACAGGTCGCCAGTGCCTTCGGCGCCGATCTCGGTGCTGTCGATGGTGCGCTCGTCAAGCTGTCGAAGGGGATGGCTGGCGTCGATGACGACACCAATAAGACGCACAAGGCGCTCACGGCCCTTGGCGTGTCCGCCAAGGACGCGGCCGGGAAGCTGCGCGACCCATCGGAGGTGTTGGTCGACGTCGCCAAGCAGTTACAGAACTACGAAGACGGCGCGGCCAAGGCGGCGCTGGTCAACGACCTATTCGGTAAAAGCGGCGCCGACCTGTTGCCCTACTTGAACGATGTGGCCGAATCGGTCGATAAATTTACGGGTGTGAGCGCCGAGGCGGCCACCGAGGCGGCCCGCTACCAAGATCAACTGGGCCTGCTGAAGGTCCGCTACGAGAACATGTCCGTGGCGGTCACGACCGCTGCGCTGCCTGCCTTGAACGACCTGATCGGTGCGTTCTCCGACACCCTGAAGGCCGAAAGCGATCTGGACAAGGGGAGCGCGACCGAGTGGGCCGACGATCTCGCAGTGGGCATCGCACGCGTGATCGACGTCGCCAAGATTTTGCCTGGCATTTTCTCGGCCGTGATCGGCAGCTTCAAGGTCGTCAGCGCCGACGCTAAATTTCTGGCGACGACAGTCTACAACCTGACCCCGGCGGTCGCGGCGGCCAAGATCGCCAATGGCGGCTCCCCTTTGCAAGACCTGAAAAAGGCGCTGGTCGAGCGCAATCAAGTCATCGATGACGCGAACCGCCGCTACGACGAGCTGTGGAACAAGCCGGCGAACTTGATGGAGCAGGCCGTGCTGGCACGGATCGCTTCCCGGGGAAACGCGGCGCCGGCAAACCCCGCGACGCCGGCCGGCGACAAGTCGACGTTGCGCTATTCGAGCGGCGCCGGGAAACAGGAAGCCGGTGACTACGAGGCGCTTAATAAAGCCCTGCAGGAAAAGCTGGCTTTATCCCGGCAGGCGTTGGATACGGACCGCGCGCTGACCGAGGCGGAGCGTCAGATGGCGGCCATCACGCGTGGAAGGGCCGAGGGCACGATCAACCTGACTGACAAGGAGGCAAAGCTACTCGAATCCGGGCTGATGCAACTGAGCTTGAATCAGCAACTGCTTATTAGTCGGGGCGAGTCGGAGCGGCTGGAAAAAGAGGCGCTGGAGACTAATCAAAAGAAGATCGCCGCCGCCTTTGAGTCCGTCGACGCGATGCAGGCGGAGATCGACAACTACGGCAAGTTGCCCGAGGAGATCACCCGCGCGACCATCGCCAAGCTGGAGCAGCGCAAGGCTTCTCTGGAGGCCAACGGTGGCCTACAAACCGAGATCGATACCACCGAGGCCCTTATCGTCGCCAACACGCGCCTGGCGGCATTGCAGGGAAAGAAGGCCGTGCTGGAGAAGGGCGCTGGCGTCACCGAAGCCAGGGAGCTGCTCGACATCATGTCTTCGCTCGACGAGGTGGCCAAGTCGGCCGCCGAGGGGATGGCGAAGTCCTTCGGCTCGGTGGGCAGCGCCATCGGCGGAGTCACCACGGTGATCACCGGTTACAGCCGTGCCCAGGCGGCGGTCGCGGCGCAACTGGCAACGTCGCTCAAAGCGGCCGGCGCCGACCAGGACAAGATTTCCAAGGCGAACAAGACGGCCGCCGAACAGTCCGCGCAGGCGCAAATTCGCTCATACGGGGACATGGCGAGCGCCGGCAAGGCATTTTTCAAGGAGCACACCGCCGGCTACACGGTTATGGAGGGCATCGAGAAGAGTTTTCGTGCCGTCGAAATGGCGATGGCCATCGAGAACACCTTGGAAAAGAGTGGCCTGCTGACCGCCTTTACGGGCTTGTTTGTATCGGCCAAGGCGACGGAGACGGCGGTGGACACGTCGACCACGGCGACGTCGGTGGTCAATTCAGGCATCCGCGCCGCCGCCGATGGCGTGGCGGCGTTCGCCAAGACACTCGCTTCGCTGCCGTTTCCGTTCAACGTCGCAGCCGGCGCCGCCGTGGTGGCGTTACTCGCGGGCGTGGGCGTGGCAATCGGTGGCGGCGGTGGTGGCAGCGGCACCGACATCGCCAGGGAACGCCAGGCGCGGCAAGGCACCGGTTCCGTGTTGGGTGACGCCAACGCGAAGTCCGACTCGATCTCGCGCTCGCTCGATGAGCTGGAAAAGAATTCGGACATCGAACTGTCGCACACGGCCGGGATGCTGCAATCGCTTCGCAGTATCGAAAGTTCGCTTTCCGGTTTGGGAAACCTGCTGGTGCGCAACTCGGACCTGACGGGTGAACTGGCGCCCGGCGGCAAGGGCGCTGCGGAAAACTTTGTCAATTCCGACCTCGGCACGTTCCTGTTGGGCGGCAGTCTCGGGACGGCCATCAACAAGATCACCGGCGGCCTGGCCAGCGCAATCGGAGGCAAAGTCGCTGGCGCCATTTTCGGTGGAAAGGTCACAAC